GCAATCTGTCGTAGTAGGCGGAATCGTAGATTCAAATGGCAGAATGTTGCGCATGATAGGCAATCTACCTGTTCAACCCGGTGATACGGTTTGGACGGATGGTCATATTGCATATGGTCATCGTCCGATCAAAGAGCAGGTGCATCTACCTACGGTACCGGGGGGAGTACCATTTGTGGACCGTCCGAGCGCGAGGGAAAACTTCACACAAGGTTACTACTCGGATACAGCTAATCGGAAGATAAAGCGTCTCGGCATAGCTAGGGATGGCGGTTTTTTGCTCAATAATGAAAGCCGACTATATTTGGAAAGAAGTCCGGGCGGAAAAGTTTTGGATGCTGAAATCCTGACAGATGAGGATGGGGTGGTGATTGGTTATATTACGGCCACGGCGCAGGCGGGAGTCGACATCAGCAATACAGGTAGCGGTTTGATCTTTATTCAGGACAGCCTCGGAGCACATTCAGAAATCATTAATCTCGACAATAGGGACCTTGCGGATATGGTGGCTGAGGATTTTGCACGTAAAGCTAATGCCAATGAATACCGATATAATAAGACTAATTATATAATCCAGTTCTTACATTTTCGTTTCACAAATACAAAAGGTGATTGGGAAATGGAAGTGGGGGTTAATATAAGAGGTCTTGAGTTCCATCGAGAATTTCATGGTGCAGTTGGGTATCCGTTATTCACAAATACATGGATACTGCAGAGAAATGTTGTGTCGAGGTCCTTCTTTGTAGTGGGGACCGACCTTGTAAAATGCCTCGAAACGGTTACGATATCCAGTGTCCAGTCTGGCGAAGCGGAGCCGGGAGGTTTTCTTTCCACATGGGATGAAGCGACACGAGCATTTGCAATCATAAAATGTGAATCATCAGGTCAAAAGTCGATAATCCATAGGAACTACACAAAGCCAGAATGTACTTTGTTTAGCGCGACATCATGGAATCCAATCACTAAAGAACACGATCCGTCCGGGACATGGCCGGGACCAGTCAATGCGCAGCCAGAAGGAGTAATTGATACTGAGAGCGATAGCTTTCTTTCAAGAACAGGCTCATACTCCTATGAAGTGAATTATGCGGTGCCGACAGGTGTTGAGGATGTAACAGGGTACCCACAAATAGGTGCGGCTGGTAGCCGCACTGGTGTAACATACTCAACGTCATATGAAGGAAACTCAACAACAATGACATTCCCCCGTATCCGTGAGTATAACGATGTACCACTTAATCTTCCCGATGGGTATACTGCTACGATAAAAGTAAGTAGCGATAATATATACGGAGGTATAAGTGTGGAGCATAATGGAACGACAATACTCAGTAATTATACAGGGTATCGAGGGTGGCAACGCAATGCCTATGGGCTGGTCAATTACGATAATACGTCGCGGTTATGGATACCGCCCAAGCTCAGTTGCTATCAGTTTCCGCAGTCCAGCAAGGCACTTGTGTCACATTATGGCGAAAGGTTAATGCTATGCGATGGCGGTAACTACACAAGTCAAGGAGTGTCAGCCTTAAATTTACGACTTCGCCGTATGCGGAAAATCAGAAAGGCTACACAAAATCAATAATATTTTTTCTATCAGAAAGGAGAAATAAAAATGGCTAAAAGATATGATTTAACAACGGCGTTCACGGCTATCACGGAAACGAGCGGCACAATTCAAAATGTCGGTAGCGAAGCAGTAGAGTTGACAAGCTCGACAAACGCAGTGGAAGGAGAAGGCATTGTGCTGAATCCGAGCGAAAAGCGTAGTTTTAAAGGTGCGATGTCTGCTCGCTCAATGGGAGATGCTGGCGCAGTAGTCAATGTTGTGGATTTTACTGAAGCGGGCGAAGGGGGTGAAGAATACGATCTCCCTGTTGCCAGCGATACGACGTTAGGCGGCATCAAAATAAGTAATAGTTTTACTGTCGCGAATGACGGCACGCTAAGCCTTAAAAAGAGTGGCAAGACAATTTTCGGCGGCGTAAAATCATCAGATGACGAAGGCAAAGTCTCAGTCAACAATGACGGTACAATGACTTATAATCCGTTAGGTTATCGCCAGCCATCCACCGCCTACGATGTTGGCAATATCAAATACCATAGCGCATTACCGACAGGCTGGTATTTGGAGTGCACCGCGGCAGGTATAAGTGGTAGTGGTGATTTGACGATTAGCAGTCCTGCTATTGGTGGAACGGTGACTGATGGGACTGTAACATGGATAGTCCGCAAGATGGAAAGCACCGAATATCGCTCACGGGTAATTGTGGATTCTGCTGCGGCACACAATGCAATCTATCGCGGCAAAGATTTAACTGCATATTTCAACAGCGGCGAAATGTCGGCGGCAATCGCTGACGGTTCTTTCCGTAATATCTATCCCGGCGACTATATTACAAAATCCATCACGATTGACGGTACAACGTACAGCAATGTGAAATTTATCATCATGGATTTGGACTATCACTTGCATTGCGGTGATGCCGAAACTACGGCACATCATGTAGTGATTATGCCAGAAGAACAACTAGGCGCGGCGCAGATGAACAGCGAAAACACTTCGGCAGGCGGCTACTTAGGCTCAAAGATGTGGACCGAGCATATGCCAAAAGTCACAGCAGGATTTGAAGCGGCGTTTGGCGCGGCTCATATCTTGGAACACAGAGAGTTATTGTCTAACGCCATGGATGCTAATCCGAAACCTAGTGGTTATAACGGTTGGAGCGGTGCAAGCTCGGGATGGGCATGGGTAAGTGTCAAAGCCAATCTTGCCAATGAAAACATGGTCTATGGCGCACCCGTGGTATCATCTTCGCTTTACGATACTGGAGAATGCAATAGTCAGCTTTCGGCGTTCCGTCTTAATCACGGACTCATCTGCTCCAAACGTTACTGGTGGTGGCTGAGGTCTGTTGCCGGTTCTTCCGACTTCTGCCATGTGGGCGGCGGTGGCTTTGCCACCCACCACGGCGCTGCGGACTCTCTCGGCGTTCGCCCGATTGCCCTGCTCCATTAACCTTAGCCCGCGCCCCCTCGTGGGGTGCGAGGCGTACCAAGAAAGGAATTTGAATGTCAGTATTAGCTAGAATGAGAAAACTATCGCAATATGAGTTTTACACAAATGCATTGAAACTGCGGAAGTCTATGCGATTCTTGTTGCTCCGCGACTTAGGCATCAAAGTCAAGAAGATTCCTAAAGATGTAGTCAAAAGGCAACGGCGCAAAATGCGAAAACTGGCAAGGTTGGCCGCAGAAGGGCAAATAACCCTCAAAGAATTTCAGACACAGTATAAATCATGGCGCGGGGATAAAAAGCGTTATCATGCTTACCACACGCTGTGCAGATTAGATTCAGAAGAAAGGAAGCTGGAAAAATGGATAAGAAGTACACACTCTACGCAGACGGCGTAAAACTCGCGGAGGGCTTAACCCTCAACGGCAGTAACTATGTCAGCAAAACCGAAGTTGACATAAGCAATCTGCCACCTGTATTCAAGTTCACGGTGAAGGACAGCAAGGGCAATATCACCGAAGAATACGAACACGCTAAACTCTTGCAGCAGGTGCAGTACGCATGGGATAATAACAAGTTCTATCTTGCATTTGCGCCTGTCAGCGAACAGGAAATCAAGAATAACGAGTTCAAATCGAACTTGCAGTATTTGGCTATGATGGCTGATGTGGACATTGACCTGTGAGGAGGTGAAACGCCATGGAACATAGCAAAAAGTTTGACATGGTAAAGGAGTTCTACGATAACAAACTGTGGAGCATTAAGCGTGTATGGAACGCCGTAGGACGCTGGATAACCGCCGAAGAATACAAAGAAATTACGGGTACGGATTACCCTGATGTGATGCCGGAATGAAACGCTTAATAGCAGGATTGGTGGCAGGGCTTGTGCTGGCTCTGCCGCTTTCTGCAAGCGCAAGCACGCTAGAGCATGACAAGATGGAGCACTTCGGTGCAGGTATGGCAGTCGATTATGCTGAAGCCGCATTGTTCCCTAAGTGGACACCATTTGAACGCTTATTAGGCGTTGTAGCAGTTGCCGGAGCTAAAGAATGGTACGACCACAATCACTCTGACAGGCATAGTGCAGAGTGGAAAGACTTTGCCGCAACGTGTCTAGGCGGCTTAACTGGTGAGGGGTGCATTTGGATTATTCATAAGGAGTGGTGAAAATGAATTTTGGTGAAGCTATTCAGGCAATGAAAACCGGAAAGCGGGTACGTCGCAAAGGTTGGGAGACGGTATGGCTGTCTATTAACAACTTGGAATATGGACGTCCTTCTTTTATCTACCTGGGAATAGACAATGCAGCATTTGACAAAGGGCATCCATGGACTCCCAGCCAAACTGAAATGATGGCCGAAGATTGGGAAATAAAACCCGAACCGCAAAAAGCCAACAATGACAGGAATGGGCTACTGTATCTCTCACTGTTGATGTTTTTCTTTGCGCTGGAAAATCTTTACAAAGAACAAGACACATATTGCCCCTTTAATAGTTAAGGAGTGGTCAAATTGCAGGAAGTAATGAGTGTGCTGAAATCATTGATACCTGTGCGTATGGAAGCTGCATGGGGGGCGAGTACAGGAGTGACAGGGATGGTAGCAACGATTTTGTTTGGTGAGTGGAGCAATGCTTTGCAGGCTTTAGCTGCTTTTATGTTGATTGACTACATCACCGGAGTGATGGCAGCGTATATGCGACCGAGGGCGAAGCTGTCAAGCAAGAAGGGGCTGAAAGGTATCATCAAGAAGCTGGCTCTTGTCACGTTTGTGGTATTCGCCCATTATCTTGATTTGGCTCTGGGGCAGAATGTATTCATGGTGCTGGCGGTGTATGCTTTGCTGGGCAATGAAGGGCTTTCGATTGTCGAGAATCTCAGCTATTGCGGTGTGCCTGTACCTGCTGGAATCAAGAACAAATTGGAGCAGTTAGCTCACGAGAAGGAAGATGCTCGAAATGGATGACTGGAAATTAGCATTAAGGAAGCTAAACACGCAGGAGCAGATACTTTTTGTAGAGAGCTACCTGCCTGATGCGTGGGAGTATTTGACCGATACAGCAAATTCAAAGCTGAAACTGCCGAAATATGATGATAATGATGAAGTAGTATCATGGGGGGTAAGCCCTCAAGATAGCCCACAAGATAAGGAGGAAGCGGGAAATGGTTGACATCAAAGAAACGAACCTCAACTTTAACAGTCTGTCGGAACGTAGTTATACCGATATGATTGTGATTCATCACACTGGTAGCTCGGATATGGATGCCAGTGCAGAACAGATTCACGGCTGGCATCTGGGTAACGGCTGGGCGGGTATCGGTTATCACTATGTTATCCGCAAGGATGGCACGATTGAGAGAGGCCGTCCAGAATGGGCAATCGGCTCCCACGCATACGGCGAAAACAGCCATACAATCGGCATCCACCTGAGCGGAGATTTTGAAGACGCAGAGCCGACCGAGAAACAGCTTGACCGTTGTGGAGCTTTGGTGGCTGACATTTGCGAGCGGTACGGTATCCCCATTGACCGGGATCACGTTGTTGGCCACGGCGAACTTATGGCGACATCGTGCCCAGGCGTAAACCTGCAAGTGCTCCTCGATGACGGCACGATTACCGGTAAAGCAGTATTTTACTATAATCAGGCACATGGTATCGAGGATGAGACCGCTACGCCAGCTGAGCAGGACGGCGGCAATCAGGGCGGCAGAGGCGCGGAACGCTACAACACCTTGGACGCTGTACCGGATTGGGCGAAACCGACGGTCGAAAAATTGATTAGTAAGGGGCTGCTGCAGGGCAACGGCGAAAGCCTCGATTTATCGCTCGATATGCTCCGCATCTTTGTTATCAACGACCGGGCAGGTCTGTACTGACTACGAGCAGAGTTTGTAAAACAAATCGTTTGAAAATCGAACGATTGAAGGAGGAATATTAGATGAGTAAATGGGTAGATATCCGCGATACGGCAGTAGATGCACTCGGGCTTGATGAAGTAGGCAAAACACTTAAAGGCAATCTCAACAACTGGCTTGTTGACGAGGGGCTGGATATTATCTCCAAAACGGCTGACAAAGTTGTTGACCAGTGCCGGAAAGATGCGCCCGAGGAAACTGGTTGGTGCAAAGTGCGTGATGCTTTCGTTTTGCCGCTTGCAATTCAGGGCGGTTTAGCAGTTCTCAAAGTCGTCATTGAAAAAGCGGCAGCAGAGAAAGTATAAAAGTGAATATGTGCACGGCCTTAGGAGTAAGGCCGTGCTTTTTTTATTGGCAAAGGAACGACGTTATGAACCAAGATTCAAAGTTCGCAAGAAATAGGTTAAAGTCAGCGACTCGACAGGAATTTGATAAGCTGATATATGATGCAATGTTAACTCCGTTACAGGAGAAGATTATCCGGCTGCATATCTGTAATGACTTAAGCATCAATGCAATTGCGGACAGGTACGGTTACTCTTACTCAGGTATCCATAAGTTAATTAATCGCATATATAATAAAGTCGCAAAATTGTAATGATTTTGTACTAAAGACAGGGCAGAAGTGTCCTGTCTTTTTTAGTTTAATAAACGTAGATTGTGAGGGGTTTGATATGTACCAAGAATATAATCCAAATCCAACGGGGAAGCGGCGCGAAGATTGCGTTATTCGCGCACTGACAAAAGCTCTTAATGTCGATTGGGACACGGCATATATGAAGCTATCGGCAAAAGGGTTTGAAGAAAAAGAGATGCCGTCTGTTAATTGGGTATGGGGGGCATTGCTGCGCGATATGAAGTTTACTCGTGTCGGATTGCCTAATACATGTCCTGCTTGTTATACGCTCAAAGATTTTTGTCGTGACAATCCGAATGGCACATTTATCGTAGCAACAGGTACTCATGTGGTTGCGGTAGTTGATGGAAATTACTTTGACTCATGGGATAGCGGCGACCAAGTGGTGACGTATTTTTTCAGGAGGTAAACAATGGCAGGATGGAATAATGCGCCAGTCAACAGCACTGGTAATCAGCAGTCAATGGTGGTTTTTATCAATAACGATGATGAGGCAATGACATATCCGATCGCTCCGGGTTATACAGTCGCATTGCTCAATGCGAATAATCCAAATGATGGCAAACTTTTTGTTCGTTCCTCGGAAATTAACGGAATGCCAAAGCCTGCACGCATATTCGCGATTAAAGAGATTACTCCTAAACAGCAGGATAGCGACTCAGTGTCTCGCGCAGAATTCGAGAATCTGACTCAGGAAATCGGCAATCTCACGAGTCAGTTTCAGCAAATGTTGGCGACATTGCAACAGGCAACAGCGCAGGCGCCGGCGGCAAAGGGAGGTAAAAAGGCATGAATCCAATGCAAATGTTTGGCGAATATCAGAAATTCCGAAGAGAATTTGTTGGCAAGAATCAGAATATGAATCCGCGTGACGTTGTCCAGAAGCTCCTCAACGATGGGAAAGCGACTCCTCAAATGCTGGAGCAGGCTAGGGCTATGGCGGCAATGGTTGGCGTAAAACTGTAATCAGCTCGAATGAGTTGAAATAAAATCTATCAAAGGAAGGTGTTTTCAATGGCGTTTGAAAACGGTATGTCTCCGGCTGACATGGCTGCGCTGATGCGTGGCGGCAACAATAATAGCGGCTGGGGAAACGACGGAGCGAATGGATGGTGGATTATTTTATTCTTCCTCCTTTGCATGAATGGCGGCTGGAACAATGGCGGTTGGGGAAATAACGGCGGCGGTGGTGCTGTTCCGTATATCCAAGCTGACGTTCAGAGAGGGTTTGACCAGCAGGCAACGACAGGCCAGATTAGTGCACTGCAGGCACAGGTCGGCAACGGGTTTGCTGATAATGCTGTCGCAAATTGCCAAGGTAATGCAAATATCGTGCAGGCAATCACGAATAGTCAGTATGCGACCGCACAGGCCATCACTGGCGCAAAAGATACGCTGAACGGCACGCTCTATAGTAATCAGCTCGCAAACAATCAGAGCATGAACCAGCTCGCTATGAGTCTGCAGGAATGCTGTTGTGCACAAAAGGCTGCGACGGCTGACCTAAAATATACGGTAGCGACCGAGGCTTGTGCAGACCGTAATGCAGTCAATAACGGCATCCGCGATGTTATCACTGCAGGCACTGCAAATACTCAGCAGCTTCTGAATGGTCTGAACGAGGTTATCCGCACGAATCAGCAGGGTACGCAGACCATCATCGACAAGTTGTGTGCTCTGGAGCTTGATAATGTTAAGCGCGAGAATGCAGATTTGCGGACTCGTCTGCAGATGGCTGACTTGGCTGCATCTCAGACTGCTCAGACGGCTCAGATTCTGCAAGGTCAGAATCAGCAGGCACAGTACATCACAAATACGTGCTGTCCGAAGCCGATTCCCGCGTATAACGTTCCGAATCCCGGCTGTGGTTGCGGCGGATTTAATGGCTGATGGGAGGTGACTCTCATGAGCACAGAATTAACGGCAGTAGAACGTCAAATCATCCAGCCTAACGGCTTTGCTGTATTCACAGCGGTTCCTGTGCCTTGCACAAAGGGGCTTGTTGTTCCTCGTCTCGACTCTGGCCTTATCCAGCTCTCCGGACTCGGCGTGCCGAGAATGGGCGGCTGTTGCTGTAATCGTAAAGTCAGGGGCGTAAATTATGATGTGGATTTTGGCGCAAATATCGCGGTACCTGAAGGCGAAACAGTCGGAGCAATATCGGTTGGTATTGCTCTCGGAGGCACTGCAATCCCATCCAGCATCATGACCGTTACTCCTGCAGCGGTCGAGCAATTTTTCAACATAAGCCGCGACATCACTGCGCAAGTGGTGGCAGGCTGTTGCCAGGCCGTTGCAATTCAGAATCTAAGCACGATTCCTATCGCGATGATTGATGCGAGCGTCAATATTGACCGCGTAGGCGTGAGCGCATTGGGGGTGATTTGATGGATACGCAGATTATGCATAAGATAGAGGATAATCTTTGGGAAGTGCTTAGCGATTATGCGAAAGGTTTCAAGTCGCCTGCTGAAGTCGAGACTGTGAAGCACGCATTGTCCGGTATTTTCAAGATAAAATGTCTTGAAGAAATGGAGGACTACCAGTCTTCTCATGACTACGGCGGCAGGTCTTACGACCGTTATTATAACGACGATATGAGTTATCGCCGCAGCCGCGATAATCGCGACAGTGACGGCAGATACAGCCGTGACATGTATTCGCGCGATGGTGGCATGATGATGCGTGAACGGCTCGAGCAGCTTCGCAATGAAGCTAAAGATGAGCACCAGCGCCGCATCATCGACGATATGCTGACCCGCTTGTAAACCTCCTTATATATATCATACCTGAGCTGTGGCTTTTGTGGCCACAGCTCTATTTTTTTGCATATAAATATGTTTTTCTATATTTATTTTATAGGAAAATAGATTCATAATTGATATTTTTATATTTTTTTTACAAAAAAGTGTTGACAGGAAATCTATAAAATGATACTATATGCGTGTAGACGGGAAATCAATATAAAGAAAGGAGAGCATACCAATGACAAACACACTGGAGCTTGATTATGCAATCAAGCGGGCAGGTCTTGACCGCGAAAAGGTGGCCAAGATTCTGGGCATCAGCATAACGACACTGTTCAACAAACTCCATAATAAAGTGGAGTTTAAGGCCAGCGAAATCACCAAGCTGCAAAGCCTGCTCAATCTGAGCAAGGAGCAAAGAGATATGATTTTTTTTGCGAATAATGTAGATTTACAATCTAAAAAGGAGGCATAAAAAGGAAAACGGCTTAAAGAAAAAGCCCAGCGTACCGAAATTCTTAGAAAAGAAAGGGGTGCTGGACGATGCGCTGCGGATTGCAGATAAGCTGCTCAATCTGAACGCTCCCACCGGCGGTGAGCTAGAAGTGAAGGATTCTCCGGGCGTTCTCTGCAAACAGCTTGCCGATGAACTTGCTTGGAGGACGAAGAAAATTTGGGAGGTGGAGGCCGAGAAAGTGTCCAAGGCCATCACACAGACAAAGGAGGATTCCGATGCAGGAATGGAACAATCTCATTAAGGAGCAGCAGAACAGAAAAAAGCGGCTTGAGTCGTTGATAAAGAAGTTTATTGGCGGGGCGGCGCTGATTGGCGCAGCAGTTCTCTTGACTGGTTTCTATGACGGCGACCAGGTACAGGTTGAAACAGTCCACAAGGTGCAAAAGGGCGAAACGCTCTGGAGTATATCCGAGGATTATCTCAAGCGGAACACCGGCGGGCGGCGCTATATCCTTGAATTTATGTCAGGGATTCGGGAGCTAAACCCGTGGCTGACTGAGACTAAAGACCAGATTCAGCCGGGTGACAAAATTACCATCCGCTATTGGGTAAAGAAGGACGAGGTGATTAGTAGATGAAACGCTCTGCTGAATGCAAACCCGGGTACGGTTGCTTGAAGTGCAAGCTTCCGCCTTTTGAGTGTGACTACTCAGGGGAAAAGGTCTTCCCCGAAGAAAAGCTGATGTTGGCAGTGGTGCCACGGACGCCGATAGCGCCGGAGAAAAAAAAGCGCAACGAAAAAGACCTCAACAGAGGGCAGTCTGCTGAGGTCTGAAGGACGATGATAAAAACCAAGCCTAAGGTTTTTACATCTCTATTGTAACAGAATAACAGGAGGTTATCAAATGAGAAGTTTTTATGAAATCAATCAAGAGATCTTAAATTGCGCAATAGATACAGAAACCGGAGAAATCCTCGACGAAGAAAAGCTGCGCAATCTCCAGATGGAGAAAAATGAAAAGATTGCCAGTATGGCACGTTGGGTAAAGGATTTGCGCATTGAGTCTGAAGCCCTCAAAGAGGAAATCGCACGGCTTACGGCTCGGAAAAAATCCGCTGAAAATAAACAGGAACGGCTGAAAGCCATCATTATGGATGAGCTGGGCGGCAAGAAATTCAAGGACGAAACGGTAAGCATCTATTATGGCGCGTCTCAATCGGTATCGATTGATGATAATACAAAGGTTCCGGTGCAGTATCTGAAATATATGGAACCGCAGGTTGACCGCAAGGGGCTTTTACATGATTTGAAGCTTGGCGTTGAACTGGATGGAATCCACATTGTTGAAAATCGTCACATCGTTATCCGTTAAGGGGGGATAGAAATGTCGGGATTTGATATCAAGATTGAGCGCGGTCCCAAGGCAAACAAACCCATCAAGGCAGTTATCTACGGGCCGGAGGGCATCGGTAAATCAACCTTTGCCGCACAGTTCCCGAATCCGCTTTTTATTGATACAGAAGGTTCTACGGATTTGATGGATGTCATGCGGTTCCCTCGTCCGCAACAATGGGAACAGCTTCTGGCGGAAGTCGAGGCAGTTATTCAGAATCCGACCTGCTGTAAAACACTGGTCATTGATACCGGGGATTGGGCAGAGCGCCTTTGTGAAGCTTACGTCTGCAGGAAGGGCGGCAAGGAAGGTATCGAGGACTTCGGGTATGGCAAGGGGTATACATACGCCAAGGAAGAATTCGGGCGGGTGCTGGACAAGCTTAGCAAAGCCAATGAAGCAGGAATCAATATAGTGGTTACAGCACATTGCATCATCCGCAAGTTTGAGAAACCGGATGAAATGGGAGCCTATGACCGCTACGAGCTGAAGCTTGGAAACAAGGCGGGCAATCACTGCGCTGCACTTCTCAAGGAATGGGCTGACTGCGTATTATTCGCCAACTACAAAGAAATCGTGACGGAAGTCAATGGCAAGAACAAAGTCCAGGGCGGGCGGCGCGTGATGTATACCACCCATGCGCCGACCTGGGATGCAAAAAATCGCTTCGGGCTCAAAGAGGAATTGCCTTTTGAGTATGAACAGATAGCGCAGTTTATTCCAGATGCCGCTGAGACTCCACAGAATCCCGCAGGAGAGCCGAAAAAGGCAAAGGCTACCACGAGTACCACACGGAAGAAAAAGAGCACTGAAAAGCCCGAAAAAACGGCAAATGCAGAAGCACCCAAGGATGGTTACGGCGCTGGAGTTAATCCGGAACTGTTTAATCTCTGTGAGGAGAATAATATCCACCTATGTGACCTTGAAGATTTCGTTACAAGGAATGGAATCCTCAGCAGGCCGACACCGGTAAAAGATTTCCCGGCAGGATTGGTAAAGGATTTAATCCGCCAGTTTGATGATGTGAAAGACGATATCTGCAAGCATTGTCCGGTACCGTTCTAAGTTTAATTTGATGATTATTTTTACAAAGGAGATTTTATCATGGCTTTTACAACTTCGGAAAACTACAACGACAACAAGACCGTAAGCGCAGATGCGCTGGAGTGGGGGCAGGAAATTGTCTGCGAGGAAGCGCCGGAATACATCACGCTTAAACCGGGTGAATATGAATTCACGGTCAAAAGCTTCGAGCGCTCGTTCTATAACGGCGGCACCAGCAAGGACGGCAAGAAGAAGGAGCCGTGCAATGTTGCCAAGGTGAAGCTCGAAATCGTCACGGATGAGGGAACGGCGATTGTCAATGATTCGTTCTTCCTCAAAGCCAATATGGCGTGGAAAATCGGCTCGTTCTTCCAGTGCATTGGCATGGCAAAGACCGGTGAAAGCTTTGTGCCGGATTGGGATAAAGCAATCGGCTGCACGGGCCGCGTGAAGACGAAGACGCGCGAGTATAACAACAATACGTACAATGATGTTGACCGTTATGTAAAGAGAGGTTAAGTAAATGGAGCTTCGACCATATCAGGAAGAAGCCCGTGCATCAGTAGAGCAGGAATGGGAGCAGGGGCATAAGAAAACCCTGCTCGTCTTGCCTACGGGCACTGGCAAAACCGTAGTATTCAGCAAAATTACAGATGACTGTGTAAAGGACGGAAAGCGAGTGCTGATTATGGCACATCGCGGAGAGCTTCTTGATCAGGCTGCAGAAAAATTGAAAAAGACAACCGGACTCAATGCAGCCATAGAAAAAGCCGAGTCCAGTTGTCTTAATTCATTGCTCCGTGTAACCGTGGGCTCTGTCCAAACTTTGGGCAGGGAGAAAAGGCTGGAGCGGTTCAGTGAAAATTATTTTGACACCATCATCATTGATGAGGCACATCACGCCATCAGTAAATCATACCAGAATGTCCTTCAGTATTTCAGCAGTGCAGATGTTTTGGGTGTCACTGCGACACCGGACCGCGCCGACATGAAGGATTTGGGCAGTTTCTTTGATTCACTGGCTTATGAGTATAGTTTACCACAAGCCATTCGTGATGGCTACCTTGTCCCGATAAAAGCGCAGACAATCCCGCTGACGCTTGATATTAGCAAGGTGTCTATGTCAGCCGGAGATTTCAAGGCATCGGATGTTGATGATGCGTTGGAGCCATACCTTGAACAGATAGCCAAGGAAATGCGGCATTACTGCAAGGGACGTAAAACGGTGGTATTTTTGCCGCTGGTCAAGACCTCGCAGAAGTTCCGCGACATTCTCAATCAGCATGGTTTCCGGGCGGCCGAGGTCAATGGTGAATCCGCTGACCGCCAGCAGATACTGGAGGACTTTGACAAGGGCCAATACGATGTGCTTTGCAATTCCATGCTGTTGACCGAAGGATGGGACTGCCCCAGTGTTGACTGCGTGATTGTACTGCGTCCGACCAAAAGCCGCGCCCTGTACAGTCAGATGGTAGGGCGTGGTACCCGCCTGTTTGCAGGCAAGAAAGACCTGTTGTTACTGGATTTCTTGTGGATGACGGAACGGCATGAGCTTTGCCGCCCGGCACATCTCATTGCAAAATCCAAGCAGGTAGCAGACAAGATGACCGCCAAAATTGCCGAATCGGATGAACCGCAGGAGCTTGGCGAAGTGGAACAGGAAGCAGAACAGGATATCGTCCGGGAACGCGAAAACGCACTGGCTCAGGAACTGGAGCAGATGAAGAAACGCAAGCGCAAGCTGGTTGACCCGTTACAGTTTGAACTTTCTATTGGCGCTGAAGATTTGAGCAGCTACGTTCCGTCTTTCGGTTGGGAAGTTGAGCCGGTCACGGAAAAGCAGAAAACCAAGCTGGAAAAATTCGGTATTTTCCCGGATGAAATCGAAAGCGCAGGCAAGGCGGCGGTTATCTTGAAGCGACTCATAAAGCGTGTCGATATGGGGCTTTCCACGCCGAAGCAGATTCGCTTTTTGGAAAAGAAGGGCTTTCAGCATGTGGGGACATGGAGCTTCAAGGAAGCCAACGGCATGATTACACGGATTGCAGCCAGCAATTGGAGGATTCCACGGGGCATTAATCCCCTGACGTATAAACCGGTTGATGTTAGGAGTGCAGAATGAATAAACAAGATTTGATTGACGCTATGAATCATATCAATCCCGGTATGGTTTCCTATGAAGAATGGTGCCAGGTGGGTATGGCACTGAAACATGAAGGCTTCCCCTGTGCTGTGTGGACCGATTGGAGTGCGCAGGATTCGTCGCGCTTCCACAATGGTGAATGTGAGAAAAAATGGGCCAGTTTCCGCGAGCAGGTCGACAAGCCGGTTACGGCAGGCACCTTGGTCAAGATTGCTTATACGCATGGATGGGTACCACCACAGGTTGATGACCATGCTATGGGATGGAATGAAGCTGTATTGGTGACGGATACGGAGAAGCGCACAGGTATTATCGACAGGAACTGGCTGGAAGGCCGCGAGGTTATCGAGCCGCAGGATTCAGAATGGAATCCTGCCGATGACCTCATCAAATACCTTGAGGTGCTCTTTCAGCCGGAAGAGATTGTCGGCTATTGCTGTGAATCCTATCAGCGCCATAACGATGAGCGTTGGACACCGGCAGGCTCTGGTGTATATGTCCGTACCGCCGGGGAGATTATCGCCAAGCTGAAGCTCTATCGTGGAGACAGCGCGGTTATCGGCAAGGCTCTCGGCGACTATAACCAAGAGTGCGGCGCATGGATTCGCTTCAATCCGCTCAATGGCGAGGGGGTAAAGAATGCCAACGTAACGGATTTCCGCTATGCGCTCATTGAATCGGACAAGCTGTCCATTGAGAAGCAGAACGAAATCATCCACAAGCTGGAACTTCCGGTAGCTGCACTGGTCACGTCGGGCAATAAATCCCTGCATGCGATTGTCCATGTGGATGCCGGCAGTTACACCGAATATCGGAAGCGGGTTGATGCGCTCTATAAGATTTGTCAGGAGAATGGTCTTGAGCTTGACCCGGCGAACCGCAATCCATCGCGACTGTCCCGTATGCCCGGTGTTATGCGGGCGGGCAAGAAGCAATTCCTCGTGGAAACCAATATCGGCAAAGAGAGTTGGGAAAAATGGCAGGAGTGGTACGCCGAACAAAATGACGATTTGCCGGATTTTGAGAATCTGGCGGATGAATGGGAGAACCTCCCCGAACTTGCACCACCGCTTATTGATGGCATTCTCCGGCAGGGACATAAGATGCTGCTTTCGGGGCCGTCCAAGGCGGGTAAGTCTTTCCTACAGATAGAAATGGCTATAGCTGTGGCAGAGGGGCTGCCATGGCTAGGATGGAACTGCGCACAGGGGACAGTCATCTATGTAAACTTTGAACTGGACCGGGCAAGCTGTCTGCATCGTTTCAAGGATGTGTATGAATCTTTGGGTATAGAGCCGAAGAATCTGCGTAACATTGATATCTGGAATCTGCGCGGCAAGAGCCTGCCTATGGACCAGTTGGCACCTAAGCTTATACGCCGGGCACGGAAGGAAAACCCGATAGCCATTATCCTTGATCCGATATACAAGGTCATTACCGGTGACGAAAATAGCGCCGACCAGATGGCACGGTTCTGTAATCAGTTTGACAAGGTATGTACAGAGGTGGGCTGCAGCGTGATTTACTGCCATCACCACAGTAAAGGTGCGCAGGGTTCCAAAAAAGCCATGGACCGTGCCAGTGGTTCAGGGGTATTTGCCCGTGACCCGGATGCGCTGATTGATATTATCGAGCTTCCGCTGAAGGATGAGCAGTATGAAAACATGAAAGCCGACAAGCAGCGGGAGATTATCACGCAGTATCTGGACACTCATGTGAGCGGCTGGCGTAATCGCCTGCCGGACGAACATCTGAGCGATGCTTTCCGGCTGAGCGAGTATTGTAAGCATAATCTTTATGAGAATGCCAAGGATGAACTGTTCACCCAGATTGCCGAGTCTGACCGCCACGTTGAACATACGACGGCATGGCGTGTAAGCTGTACGCTCCGCGAATTCGAGAAGGCGGACAACAAGGATATATTCTTCAGTTGGCCTATTCACCATGTTGATGAGTCGGGGATGCTGGCGAAAATCCGTCCGGACATTGAAATCAACGGTAAGACCATTCATCAGCGGGATGTATCCGATGGCAGCCACAAGGCTGAGAAGCTTGCAAAGGAACGTCAACAGATTATTGATGCGTATACACTCATTGCCGCAGGGAAGGAACCGGATGATGATGGTGTGGTTCGGGTAAAGGTAATGGATTTTGTAGAACAGTCAGAAGAACTACTGGGGAAAAAATATGCACGTTCCAGTATGAATAAGAAACTGAAAAAATTTGGTGATTTTGAAATCGATAGAGGGGTGGTAACCCCATTTCGTGATGAAGAAGATAATACAGAAGATTATGACGAATAACTAAATGTCACTGTCACTTTTTTGTCTTATATATACATATAGTAACAGTATAAAAGTGACAGGATTAAAAGGTGTTACATCACTCTATATACGGATGGGGCTGTATTGCCCCCATCCTATAGAGATGACTAGACACTTTTAATCAAAAGCCAACAAAAAAATGTTGAAAAGAGGTTAGATTGAGTGGAGTTTTTTGTTTCCATGCGAATTCCGACCGCAACACAGCAAGAACATAAGGTTGCCGTCGTGAATGGTAAGCCCAGATTTTATGAACCGGCAGAAGTGAAAGCCGCCCGCCAGAAGTATATGAGCTACCTGAGCAGTCATGCTCCGGAGAATCCCATTGATGGTCCTGTCCGGCTGATGGTCAAATTTTGTTTTGCGGGCGGCCAGGGATGGAAGACCACCAAGCCCGATACCGACAACATGATTAAGATGATGAAGGACTGCATGACCAGGCTCGGCTACTGGCATGATGATGCCCAGGTATGCAGTGAGATTGTAGAAAAGTTCTATGATGCGCATGAGGGCATCTATGTAAGGATTGATAACCTATAAGCAGTATTGGAGGAATATGCCATGAAACTTGAAGTTTGTAAGCCGGAAAAGACCTATGAAGCTCAGCTGGACCATTGTGGCAAAGAGTTTGAGGAACTTATACAGGCGCTCGCCATCTATCGTAATGAACCAACACAGAAACACCGGGCCGAGGTGCTTTTTGAGGCCCTTGACTGCATCACCTGCATGTGGACCTTCATCGCCATGATTTTCAGCCGGGCCGAGATTGATGCGGGGATTAATGTCGTGAACTGCAAGAACTATGTCCGCGGCTACCTGATGACTCCGGATGACTATGACATAGACGCAGCATCTGAAAGAACATCAGATATCCTTGAAGGAGCTGAAGCAAGATGAGTAGTTTTGCCAGGGCAGAGAACAGGTCGAGCAGGAATTGGCACGGCAACGTAGAGCGTTGGAGCGTATGACAAAACGAAAAATGCCGCAGCAGACGGCAAGGCGAATTATCCAGCGGTCACAGCATAGGATTAATTATATTATTGCTGACGAGCTTGTGAAGCACAAGGCATAGACCACTTAATAGGCAACACATAACAAGCATGTTGTAGGGGTAATGAGCACGAGCACAAACGGAAATTAGGAGGTTATATTATGGCTGATATACCGTTACGGATAGCAAAAGCTATGCAGGGCTTGCAAAATTGGTGTTATTCGGTCAGATGTAACGAATGTGATATGTGCAGCCAATGCAGATTGGGAGATATGCTTTATAGCCGGACTGATTACAGATTCGTTACCGACAAGGACATAAGGCGATTGGAGAAAAGAGAGCCAAGGGCAATGCAGATTAATTTGTTTGGAGGTTATACAAAGTGAGTTTTGCAAGAAAGCGGGCGCGTTTTTCCCGCAAAGCCGAAGAAAAGGCAATGTTACGAGAACAGCAGTACAACAACGCAGTATATAACAATATCAATAGCGTTACGGAGATTTTGAAGCGGTGCGAGCCGGAGTACAAAGCAGACATTACGGCGGTACTTATCCGTCAGATGTTTGCTATGAGCTTTATGGCACTTCATGACACGTTTGTTTTTGGAAAAATCAAAATTATGCGTTGGTACAAAAAGATGTTGTCGCTGAACCATGAAGCGTTGGCAAGTGGCAGTAAAACACCGCTTGATGATTTGATTACGGCACTCAAAGACGAATACAAGTTTGACCTGAACGCCGAGATGGAGAAGGTAAACAAGGAGTTTGAAGCGGAGTGTGAAGCGGAAAAGGCGGCGATTTGATTGTTGTATGCAGTGGATTTAACCATCACGGCAGAGAAAACGATGATTGTCGAAGCTGATAGCAAGGCAGAAGCAGCAAGCATGGTGATTGCCAAGGCGAAGAAGCGCAAGTATCTGCTTGAAGAAGGTGACTACACTGTTCTGTGTGGTACGAGCCGAGCAAGAGCGTTGAAGGAGAGCAGGAAATGAACGTTGGTGACAAAATCAGGATTATCAATGCACGTTCTGCGTATTACAACGATGTGTTCACGTTGGTAAGCATGGATAAGCACAGATACCGATTTGCCAACGAGATTAACAGTTTCCACATGGATAAAACGCAGAAAAAGGGATATGTCAGATTGGAGCGTGGAGCAGAATGAAAGATTTCTACGATGTGTATGTGAAATTCAGCCGGACGGACGTTATCGAAGTCGAAGCTGACACGATGGACGAAGCCGAAGCCAAGGCGTTAGAGATTGCCGAAAAGAAACTGCGTGATGATGAAGAAGTCGTGGTCGAAGGATTTAATCTCCAATTATAAATATGCCGTTTTAAGGGCTTGAAAATGACAGGGTATATAAATATGCGTAAGCACATAGAAGGTGCTTGTAGGGCAAATGATTACGAGCACAAAACGATTTTAAGATAGTTTATTACAGGAGGTTATCACGAATGATGATTAAGGGTATGAGAGAAACCGCAATTGAGGATATGACGAAGCGCATTGAGAAGTCGGCAAGCTACAATGAGGGCTTGCAGGACGGATTTACAGAAGGTTATGATCGAGCCATTGCAGATGTGAAGGGGATTTTGAAAAAGTATCATGTTGGCACAGAGAAGCAGGACATGGTGCAGGAGAAGGAATTGAAGCCAGCTATCAGATTTTTAGGTATTTCCCAACGAGCACTCATTGATAAGATCGTGGAGGAATGTGATGAAGTCGTTCAGGCGTACAACGATGGCGAGTCCAAGGAACGTTTGGCAGAGGAAATTGCTGATGTTCAGGAAGCGTGCGAAACTGCACTTGCTGGATTGGGACTGCATGAAAAGGAACGCCGTGTGGTGCGCTTGCAGGTTATCAAGAAGAACGCTGACCGTGGCTATTACATGCCGCCGAGAAATAAGTTTGGTGATTGATATGAGAAATCAGAAACAGCATGAAAAATGGGCAAAAGTCGCAAGGGACAAATGGTATCAGCTTTCGATGGTTCTTAGTGAAGCAGATACAAACATCATGATTAAAGAAATATGTGCGTTGACCGACTTTAATAACGACAGGTGCTTGCGAGAATACTTTGACCGATGGGGCGATATGATGGTCGAGAAATACGGCAAACTGCCCTATGTAAAACTCAATTCTAACAGGTATGACAAATACATGGAGATGAAATAGTATGACGGATTACTATTGGGGATTGCTGGTTGGTGCAGGTATTGGTTACTGCGTGGCGTTGATTACCTTAGTGATGATGTGGGCTTTGTGTGTGATTGCGAAAAACGAAAGGGACGATGCAGATGTACAAGCAAAAGAGAACGTTGAAGCAAGCAGGATTGATTACGACACGGCAGGTTCGCAGAAGCCGTGAAATTGCCTATTCTGATGTGGAGCAGGAGCAGCATCAACGTGAAAACGGCATAAGAAATCTAGCAAAGATAAGCACTCATGCCAAAATCAAGAGTCGTTGGTGTTCAGGTACTTGCAAGTTGTGCGGTGAGCATATGGACGTTATCACCCACCTTCATGCAGGGCTTCATGGGTACAAATGCGCCGAGGATTTCATCAAGGATGGCAACGTGATTTTCGATTGAGGTAGCAACGTGACTGATGAAGAATTACGAAAGTACAGGCTTCTGGATTGCCCTAGCTGCGACTCGCATAACACAAACGTGAGGTCAGCAGGTGGTAAATGGTATTACGTTGGTTGTATAGACTGTTTTAACAAAACGCTATGCACCGAAGAATATATTGAGTATCTTGTAGAAAAGTTTAATACATATGCAAGGAGATGTGGTAAAGCATGAAACGAAAGATCTATGCACTTTACAAAGGCGAAACGCTATTAGCTGACGGCACGACAAAAGAGATTGCTGCCAAAATGGGAATATCGGTGCGATCTGTGCTTTATTACAGAACGCCGGCGTATCAAAGAAGGGCGAAAAAAGTTAGGAATCGGCGTGTGCTGGTGCGTTTGGAGGATTGATATGTTAGAGCATTGACAAGCGTTCATGGCAGGCATCTTGTTCTGCTTGCCAGCCGTGGTGATACTGATTGTTTGGACGAGGTGGAAATGAGTAATGCAATGCTATGGATTTGCCTTACAGTCAGCTTGCTAGGCAATGCTGTTTTTTTTGGCTATTTGTTCTGGCGGGCGATAAATCAGAATGGGTGGTGGAATGATTGAAAAAGATAGCATATAAGATTATTCGCAAAACGGCTTATTGTTGTTTGTCTATTGCGTGCAAAATGATTGGCTTGATGATGAGATATTATGAGTCGAAAATAGTTTATAAAGTCGTAGGGACAAAACATGGCTATAATATCGAATTTGTGTTCTTTTCAGACGATGAGTGAATGTGTTGGAAGATTAGGAGCGTGGCGAAGAAAAGTTTCACAAGTGGCTACAACAGGAGCATAAAGAGGGTGAGGGCAATGACGATTGAAGAATTTTGGAAGCTAATTGAAGATAAAATATTAACCTACGGAGAGTGTGACGGTTGTCCAGTTAATTCGTATGCAGTTGAAACAAACACAGGACTTATTTGTGAGAGAGCCGGTGATTGCGCTGATAGTTTGATGATGTTGCATAAGAAGTTGCAGGAAGAAGAACTAAAGATGATAAAGCGTGAAAAATCTAAACGAAAAAAATCCGCGTATAGGTTTTGGGTTTGCAAGCATGGAAACCCAAAGCTGAATGAGTTTATTCCTGTGACTGATTCATTCTATACACTGAATGAGGCCAATGAATGGATGATTAAGCATGGTTCTGGCGCAGACGAAATTCTATACGCTATCCGAGCCGATAAGGATATGTGGGATGATGAAGATATTGAGCGATTGGAGTGTGAGGAGAAATGAGCGATTATAAATGCAAGGTGAGGATTATCCGAGATATGGAAATAACCGTCTATGCCAAAAATAAAAACGAAGCAGAAAAAGAGGCCAAGATTTCATGCAGACATGGTTTTGGATTACCTCTAGGAGAACACGCAGAAGTTATTGAAATAGAGCGTATAACAGCTAAAAAGAAGGCACAGGAGCGTGAAGAATAATGGAACTGATGGTTGATAGATATACAATTCACAATTTGACACAGAATGAACTTGATTTAATCTATGCAGCGTTGTGCCAGTTTCCGATTGATAATCCCAGAAGTGGCGAACTCTTTTTGCTGAAAGAAAAGTTTAGAAAGTATCAAAGTACGTTTTTAGCAAATTGGGAGCGTGATTCAGATGGCAAATGAAATAAAGTGTGGGCTACTGGAAAATGCAACTCGCTGTAAAATTTGTGGTAGTGTGAATGTTGAACTTGAATGGGATACCAACTACTATGTCAAATGTGAAGATTGCGGTCATTATGTTGTCGGTAAAAATGCAAAAGAAGCGTTAAAAAATTGGGAGCGTGATTCAGATGGCAGAGAATAAAATAGACGGTATAAGTCGGATTAAAGATATAACGCTAAAGATTGCTTTTCACGAAAACAGAATTGCAATGCACAAGTCGGCAATTAGAAGGTTAAGAAAGGAAAAGTCTATTTTGATGATGAATGGGGAGTGGAGTAATAATGGAAGAAAATAAAGATATAAATTTAATAGCTATTAAATCTTTAATAGAATGTATTGACAACAGAGATATTGCCGAAGGTGGGATTTTTCTTGATGATGATAATGCGGAGTTTGTTGCTGATATTTTGCGTTATCATTATAAGTTATTAACAACAGAGAATAAAATGGAAGCAGTAGCCCGATTCTTCGGCAAGAAGCTTGGCGAAGAATTTAACGTAAAATACCAAATCAGTAAATACAAATGGTGCATTGAGTATCATTTAGCGTTTACGGAAAAAGGGCTTACGCATTACGGCAAAAGTAAAGATGTTATTTTAAGGCAATTATTAACTGGTCAGGCGGTGTTTGTTGATGACGAAGAATAAAATGGCAGAAGTTGCTAATCTGTTCGGCAAAGAATTGGGCGAGGAATTTCGTGTAAAATCTTGCCATCCGGAAGGGAACTGTGTTGGTTGTTTTTCTAAATATGGATTTGAAGGGCTCAATCAAACTGTCACAGTAAACGTAGCAGTATTGTTACTGCTACTCACAGGCAAGGCGGTGATTGTCGATGAATAAGATGGCTGATGTAGCACACTTGTTTGGAAAAGAGTTGGGCGAAGAATTTCATTTTCAAGTTGGCAAAACAGTTATGAAAGCGAAATTGACTAAGAGGGGACTTATGACAACGGATTCTGTAGGTCGTTGGTGTCCTTGTGGCTATATGCCAGCATTATTGACAGGCCGGGCGGTGATTGTCGATGAATGAGTGGTGGAAATGGTTCAAAGAAATTCCTATATCTGTAAAAGTAAAATATTTTATAGCGTTGCCGATTGGTATCGTGCTGTATTTGATTTATCGCGCAGGGGAATTGGCTGAAACATTAAGTGGCGTTATTGGTGATTGGGTGCGAGGATATAGGCGGTGATTGTCGATGATTAAAGAATTGTTTGTCTTAGCGTTAGCAACAATTGCAGGAGTTTTTGCAGCATCTAGTGAGGAATTATTCAGGGCGACAATCGCGGCAGGGATTGTTTTGATTTACGTCGAGATACCGAGGAAGTGATTGTCAATGACTAGCAATAAGAAGCTGATTAAGGCCGCACAGACCTTACAAAATAATTGTAAGGAGCGTGCTGATAATGAGTTTTGCAATGATTGTCCATTTTTGATTGTCGGTTTTTGCATGTTATCCAATAATGATATTCCAAGTTTCTGGGATTTAAAAAGCGTGGTAATAAATGAGCAAAAAGGTGATTAAATGCTAGACAGATTACAATGGCGTGTCCAGCCAATTGAGCAGATCAGAAAGCGCAAGCAACGCAAGAAAGAAATGTGGGAACGGCACGAGAAGTTTGCGGAGTATGTTGAGAAGGTACGGAAAAAGCGGAGGAATAATGATGGAGTGGTTGCAGACAACATGGGGGAATAACTTATTCTTTGCACTGTTTGGTTTTTGGTTGGCGGGTTTGTTAGTGTCGATGTGGACAGAGTATAAAATTAGACATATGTGCGACCACTGCAAAAGAAAAATGTGTTTTCAAGTGAAGCGAAAGAGGGCGAAAGAATGAAATCATGGCTGAAAGGTAATGTGTGTGTCTTTCGGCAGGGCTACAAAGATGGCAGGGAACTGGCAAGAAAAATGCACAGTAAGGGTGCAAAGAATAGACCGAGGAGCAGAATGATTCGTAGGGCAGGGAAGATGATTAGGAGGGCTGACAATGACGGTATATGAGTTGATTCAAGAATTGGCAAAATATGAGCCGGATGACGATGTGTATATGATTGACGGCGAAGAAGAAACAGTCGTGGCGTCTGTGAGCGAAACTGTTAACGGCGTAATCATCAAGCCATGGGGAAGCTATAGGAGGGCTGACAATGAAAACTGATGAATTAAAAATGTCAAAGTTTTTACTGGATAAGTTGGCTAAAGATTATCCGACAATGTTTCGCGAGGATGGCGGTATAAAAATGTGGGGATATGACAATACCATGAAAACATGTCCGACACGGGTTAAGAGCGATATTAAACTGATTCGGCGGCTATTACTTGAAGTTGCGAACAAGCTATAGGAATAACGGAGGTGCGGAAAAACGTTGAAAGTGGGGATAGTAATGACTAATCGTGAATGGCTGGCAGGTATGACGGATAGAGAATTAGGCAAGTGGCTTGATGAACACATTGACGCTTGCTGCGTGTGCAGTCACAAGAAAGGCAATAGCTGTGATATTCCTGATAATGACTATGACTGCGAGAACGGACGTTATGAATGGTTAGGCATGAAGCATAAAAGGCAGGAGGTGTGATAATGTTTCGAGTTCAGAGAGTTGAGCGTAAGTATTGCACAAAAACTATCCGGCTTTCAGAGCAGCTTATGAAACGTATAGATGGCGTATGTAAGAGTGAAGGTGTTGGTGTAAATGAGTTGATACGTCAGTGCATTGAATATGCATTAGGCGATATGAAGGGCGAAAAAAATGAGTAATCGTGAGTGGATAAACAGCTTGTCAAATGAGCAGCTAGTAAAGCTGATGCGGACGTTCAAAGAGGATTCGTGCGAGTTTTGCGCATATAGCGGTGCAGCAGAGTGTGGCTTTTGCTATGATGGGCAAGTTGCATGGTTAGAGCAGGAACACGATGATGAGTCTTTTGATGAGCGCGATTATAGCTATTGCGTTTAAGAGGTGAGAGTATGGCAAAGCACAAGCATATACCGTTTGTTGTCCTGGGCGCGCATGACAAGCCTAACAAGGGCATGATAGCGTACAAGGTAAAAGACGGTAACTCTTACTGGCTGTCATTTGTTCAGCTAAAAAACGATGGCAAGTATGATTTCGGCGATAGCTACGACAAAGACGATATTGAGGGCGTGTATCAGTCAATACTGTTCTGTGATGTGCGCAGTGTTGACGCAATGATTAAAGAGTTGCAGATGATTAAACAGTTGATGATTAAAGATAAGCTGTCGGAGCAGGATAAAGAAGCTGTGCAGGATTTGATGGCGTTCAAAGAGAGGTACAAGGATGGCAAATAAATACGGAGCAAAGAAAATCGAGATTGACGGTCGTGTGTTCCCAAGCAAACGTGAGAGTGAGTATTATCTGATTTACAAGGATATGCTAAATCGTGGGGAAATTGTAAAACTGGAGCTACAGCCTAAATTTACACTAATCCCTGCTTATACGACCAAGGCAGGCAAGAAGGTTCGCCCGTGCCACTACACCGCCGATTTTCTGCTGACATATCCGGATGGCAGGGAAAAGGTCGTTGAGGTCAAGGGTTACAGGACGCGGGATTATATGTTACGGCGTAAGTTGTTTGAGTATAAGTATCAGCAGTTTGTTGAGTTCGAGGAGGTCAGATGATGAGTGAGTGGTACGATTGGTGCAAAGCTAATCATGTGTGTTATCGGTGTGGCAAGGTTAGAGCCGATAAAGGCTATACCACTTGCCTTGCTTGCAGAATGGCATTGAGAGAACGCAAGAAGGAGTTACGCAAAGACCATATCAATCCTTCTGAAATTGCTATGCACAAGAAGCAAAAAGAACAGCAACGGAAGAACCGCGAACAGGGCTTATGTGCTTGCGGTAAACCAACGACAGACGGCTATAAAACTTGTACGGCTTGCAGGGTGAAAGCGAGGATTGAAGCAACAAGGCGCAGACGAAGAAAAGGCATAGAACCACGTAAGATGTGGTTGGACACGGGCAAGTGTTGGTCATGCGGTGCGCCAGTCAAAGAGGGCTATAAGCTATGCGAAAAACATTACAATCTGCTGATGGCCAATGGGTATCGTGGACATAGTGAGATATTCGACAAGGAAAATCAGCTACATTTTGCAAAAAGAAAATATAACGAGGTGCATTAGGATGATGATCGAGACGATATTGGCTCTATTATTGACGATGATGCTATTATGCGCATTTGGATTGGGAGTCTTGTCTTGGCGGCTGAATAAGGACTGGTCAGCGCATGTCGATAAGATGAATAGTCTTTGTCAGCAGATGATAGAAATGAAGAAGGAGAAGTCAGATGCTGAATAACAAGATGCGAGAGCTGGCAGCAATCTATGGCTATGAACTGCAGGAAGAGTTCTATGCAATATCTATCAATGGACTGAAGTATAAGTTCAAATTCACGAGAGACGGCCTTTATGTGCTGGATTGCGTCGGATGGGGGCCGGAGTGGTTGAATGTCAATGGCTTAATACCGGACTTGCTAAGAGGCAAAGTCAGAATTATTGACGAAATAGAACAAGAAGGATTATTCTAAAGGAGATGGAACTATGCAGAAAGTATTGGAAGCTTTGGAGCATGTCAGCGGGCGGATGCAGAAGGTCAGGGACGCATTAGGCAAGGAAGAAATGCTGGCAGGACTGGCAGAGGAGTCATGCGAGTTAGGTCAGGCGGCTCTAAAACTACGGAGAGCATTGGACGGACTTAATCCGACGGATAAGCCAGCGATTGATGCGGATGAAGACCTGCAGGAAGAGATTGCAGATGTCCTTCTCTATGCATGGATGTGTAATATAGATACAGGGCTGGTCGCAGAGACCATCTACCAGAAGAGTCGCAGATGGTGCAGCAGAATGAAGATAGACTGTTAACGAGGAGTGAAGCGCATGATATATTGTAACGACTTTGTCCGGTTGACAAAAGGATATCTCAGAAATATGGTGTATTATCAGGTTGCTATCTCGAATATGAAAGAAGACCTAAAGGAAATGGAGGACAGTCTTGGTGATGCGAAGATAGCATCGTATGAGCCGAATCCTGGCGGACAGAATGAGCTGAATGGTGTGGAGTCCAGAGCAGACAAAGCGATCCGGTATAAAGAGCAGGCAAAGCAGGTGCAGAAGCTGGAAAGACAGGTGCAGAAGCTGGAAAGGTGCATCGACAAGCTCCCGGAGGATCAGAAGAGCGCAGTCAAGATGTATTATCTCTATCGGCAGAGTTATGATGAGATGGTATCGTCACTGCATATCAGTCATAGCACATGCAGGAGACGAGTCAATGGCGGCACCAAGGCCGTGGCCATGATGTTATTTGGAGAGAGAGCTGGAGAGCAGATTCAATTTGCATCGTAGATGAGAGGGCTGATATGCCCTTTTATTTTTTTTGCTAAAATATGTAGATACCTATTGACATTATATAGGGATAGCTATATAATATAATCAAAGATAAGGTTAAGGCAGACAAGGAGGAAAAGAAAATGTTAGAAGCTAGAATTTACGTCAACAACATCGGTTACGCTGCTAAGAGAGATTATATCTATAGACTGGACGTAATCACCGGAAGGACCACCCGCCACCGCTTGAGTGTTGACGACAAAGCATCTATCAAGGACTTTGAGCGTGACACGTACAACGAGTTAGGAACGTGGGAGTTCTTGGAAAAAATCTATCAGCAGTATGAGTGATGCAGAATTGCTGGGTAACTATCCACTGCAACAACTAATTAGGGGGTAATCAAAATGACTAAAAAAGCATATGCAAAAGACTATGACAAAATTTGTCACGAGCTAGGATTCAATCCGGCTGCACACTTTGTAAAAATTACTAGCCGGAATACGATATCTTTTACTTGCGGCAAGCCAGATGAGATATTTGCACTCTATAGAGCCGTGAGAGATAACGATTATGTAGCGTCAAAAGCGCTGACTGATGCGGTAGACAGATTATAAGAGTAAGGAGCGTGGACAAAATGGCAACCGGCGAAAAATATAAAAGTGACAGATGAAAGATAAGGAGGCTAACAATGACCGAAGCGGAAAAGCAAGCGTGCTTGCGATATCAGAAAAAATTGGCACAAATCAACATCAAGCTAAAGCCGGAGGACGTGGCAAAGTATAAGCAAGCTGCAGAGCAAGCAGGAATGAGCTTTAGGGCGTGGATACTTCAAGCGATGGACAAGGCGATGGCATAGGAGGTAATGACAATGTTAAAATGGGAAAAAGTTGAAAGCGAATCAAGCCGCTGGGTTGAAGTTGTGAAATGCGAGCAGGTAAAGCTCGATGATGGACAAAAAGGTGGCTTTGTCAGATACCCTGGTAAAGATAAAGTGTTTTTCACCTTTGCAACTTCAGTCGGAGCTTATGAAAGCTTAGCGGCTCTCGAAGATTGGTACGTTGAAGGTAACGATGTATTTGTAAAGCATCAAGGCTTGCCAGCGGCACGCCAGCACATCGGCAAGATTTTAGACTGATAACATCAAGAGGGGCGCAAGCCCTTCTTTTTTTATGTCCAGTGAACAATCAAAAAATAATGTGTGAACATTTTTTGACAATTTTTTGAACAAAAAATGAGCACCTTTTCAGCGAAAAACGTGGTACGATAATAACATCAAATCCAATCCCCGGATATTGAAACACAAAACACATGCGCGAGGAGCTGTCCGAAAAAGGACGGCTCCTTTCTCGTATGTAGAAATGGAGGTGCTATTATGGGAATATTTGAAAAGGCTGTTGCAGATATCAAAGTGCCGAGCAAGAAAGTCAAACAGGCTGACATTGATAAGGCGGTCAAGGTTATCTATGAGCAGGGATTCAAAGTCCCGATTGTCATTGATGTAGATAACAATGTGATATCTGGCCAGGACAGACTATTGGCGGCTATTAAACTAAAGATGGGCAGTGTCCCGGTCATCGTTGCTGAAGCAGTTAAGCCTAAGAGGTCAAAGACTAAGAAAGATGCGGGCGGTAAGTAATGGACAAATTACAGATAGAATATGTGAGCATTGATAGCATTAAGCCCTATGAAGGCAATGCGAAAGAGCATCCGGAGCTGCAGATTGAGCAGATTATGGCATCAATGCAGGAGTTCGGCAATATTGATCCGATAGGTATATGGCATGGAGAGATCGTCGAAGGGCATGGCCGGTATCAGGCGGCTAAAGAGCTAGGATATAAAGAAGTGCCAGTGATAAGACTGGATGAGCTGACTGATGAGCAGAGACGAGCCTATGCGCTAGTGCATAATCAGTTGACGATGAATAGCGGCTTTGATATGGACGCATTAGAAGCTGAACTGACATCTATCTCAGATATTGATATGGAAGCATATGGATTTTCTCCAGACATTGAATTTTCCTCGTTCGATGGAATGGGGGATGGTGGCGGATCACAGATACAAGATGGCGACAAGGTTAGAGTTGTTATCGGAGCGACATCGTTTGACATATCTGATCCGACGCATGAAATATATGACAAGACCAGGACTCTCAATGTCGAAACTTGTGCTGCATGGCTGGCAAAGGCATTATTATCTGGAGATATTGAAGGATGAGAATATATTTCCCGCAATATTACACGCAGAAAAGTCGTTTCCTGTCGTATACAGTGATAGCAGAAACTTTGAAGGATAAAGGACATGATGTATCTGATGTAAGACATAATGCTGACATAGCGATATTTTCCATGTGTGATGTAACTGAATATCCGCAGCTCATCAAGATGCGGGCGGAAACAGAAGGTATTCCGCTTATTGTGGGCGGAGCTTTTGCTTTCAATTTTCTATCAGCGAAAATATACGCTGATGCTGTGTGGATAGGTGAGTGCTTTGACTTTGCAGATTGTCAATCATATGAAGATATTGTGCAGTCTAAGTATTCTTATGTGGGCGGCAGTGATTTGCCGGTAGCATCGCAGAGGATTGAATGGGAGAAAGTATCGGTTGCTCAGATAGCACCAAAGAAATGCTATTATTGGGGCGGCGTTGGATGTAAGAACAAATGCGCTTTTTGCTTCACGTCATGGACGCATAGACATCAAGTCAATTCAAAGCAGCGCATAGAAGCAGCAAAGCGCGTCGCTACAAAGAACAAATGTCACATCATGATATCGTCAAATGAATATGACAATGATATATCAGCTAAGACATTTGACATGATGCTGAAAGATTACGTTAAGACTCCAATCAAGGGCAGCAAGATGATTCGATGTGGGATAGAATTCCCGAATGAGACAACTAGAAAGGCAGTAGGTAAGCCCATTACGGATCAAGAAATATATGAGGCTTTTCAAAAGAGCAAGCTGGAGAATGGTTCGTTAAGGCTATTTCATATTGCAGGGTACAATCCCATTGATGATTGGGAAGAGTATATCGCTAAAGTATCGATGATGCTGAGAAAAGTCAATCCTCCTCGGATGATTCACTTTATGTTCAATAATTTGCAGTATCAAAATTTCACTCCGTTGTATAGGGAACGCAGGAATATCAATCCGGCAAATTATATTAGCGTCAAGACAACGAGACGTTGGTACGATGAGCTGAGGCGGTCGTGTTCGCATGTTTTGGTGGGAGCACCTTCACCTTTCCAGCATGTCGCATGCAGGATGGGAATTGAGCTGGCTAGAGACAAGAGAGCTTTGGACTTTTGGTGCAAGATGCTTAGCAATCCGAAAAAGATGACATTAAGATCAGCGCACAAAGCATTGATAGATTCTAAGACGCTGGAGTGTCCAGCTTATCAAGTAAGATTGTCTGATGGGCAAATCATTAGACAGGAAAATTGGGATTAGTGAGGATTAACTAATGCTAACAAGAATATGTCAGCAATGCGGGCGGCAGGTGAAGCTTGGAGAAAGATGTGCATGTTCAAGCGAAGAGCGCAGAGCATCACATGCGTTATATTCCACAGCGCAGTGGAAGAAGATAGCTAAGGCAGCAAGGCAGAGAGCGCATTATCTTGATGAATACGAACTAAGATACTGCGGGCGGATGTCTGAGGGAAAAGTCGTGCATCACATCTATACTCCGGACGAGCGACCAGACCTGGCGTTATCTCTCAGTAATCTCA